ATGCTTTATAATTTCATCGTTCAGTGGCGTATTGTTTTTGATCATAAGATTTCCATTGGTTAAAATAATTTAGCTTTTGTGAAAGCTATAGACAATCATACATGACACTAAAATAAAAAACAACACAAAAACGTACAGCCTGTACACGTCTTGTTTATATTCAGTACTTGTTATATATCAGTTATTATTAGTGGCTTATTTTCCCGTTCGGGCTTTTGCCATTTAGGGTTTCGCTGTTATGGTTATCTGTTTTTATGTAAAAATATGCTGCCATTGACGCCCTTAAAGGTGGTTTAAGGAAACAAAAGCAATCATTATAGGCTAGCCTACCTTAAACAAAAAAAAGACCCTAAAAAGGGCCTTTAAATGGTTTTGATTGATAATCAATAGAGCCGCGTTACTTTCGGGCATATAGACCTTAAGGCGGTGTATATGTGATCGTCATTCAGGTATGGATAAAGACTATCTGTAACAAAATTATTCAAACCCGCGCCATAAAGCAAGTCAAAGCAGAACCTCTTTTGCAGATCTTTAACTTTATCGGATCTAGCAAATTGGCCTGACTCATATTCATGAACAAGCTTGTCATTGTCATTATACTTATTCAAAACCGCATTAATTGCCTGCTGCATTGTTGCATAGTGTTCTTTGGTCATTTTCATTTTACTAACTCCTGAATGTATTTATTTGGGATGATGTCGCAATTTTGGCGGCCGTGCTCGGTGTCGATATAAACACATTGTCCGTGTTGATTAAACGCTACTATCGGAAGCGTGAAGTAGTCTACCAGCGCCCATAGTAGAGCGCCGATAGCTAATGATGCGATGATTGCTGTATATACTTTTTTTAACATTGTAATTACTCCGCTAGTGTAGTTATTAGAAGTTAAGAAATAGAAGATAATCTTCAACTTCTATACAGCATCCGTGGTTATCAAGGTATTCTATAACGTCACCCTCAATGCTATACATTTCCCGCGCCTCTTGTTCCGTTGCTTTAGTCCAACCACGTCTGATTGCAACGCGGTCAAGCTCTATAGCCTCCCCTTGCTGGTCTTCTAGATCTTCATAAAAGTTTACGAGGCATTTAGCTTCGTTATAAGTCCAACTGGCGAACTCATCGGCTAGTAGGTCGTTGACTGCTTGGCTTGTTGATAGAGTGCTTACATCCGTAAAGGTGAATGTTGTAATCATGTTGTTTCTCCGGTTATGTAGTTGATACGTTAATGCAGTGTATAAAATAAAGGTTATCCATAGTCAATAAATAGATTACCCATAAAAAGAACCTACGATTACTGAGTCACTGTCCCCGTCGTTGCAATGCTTCACCACCACCCCGGAAAATGCTGACTCTGACTTATACCCGTGCCATCCAGCAAAAAGGCCACCATCTTTGCATCCGCAGAAATCGTCGAAGCTGTAATAGTGGCCCTTGTATTTAAAGAAAGATGAGTCAACATCCGATGTGCGCTCATATTGCTGCCGCGCGGCTTCTGGCAAGCCGTACCAGTAAATGATTGGCCGTTGCTGATTGTTGGTTGTTATCTTCATTTTTTATCCCCGTTGATTAAGTGCCAAAATGCACTGCAAAACCCGCTATTGCTAGCGGGCTTCACGGTACAAGCTAGGCGGCTTTCTCTTTAGCTGTGTCGCTGTATGACTCAACAAGCGTAACGGCTTTCTGTGCAAGTGCTGAAGCTTTGAATATGGCTTTCTTGTCGTCCTTCAGTACCTTGATCCAGCTGTTAAGGTATTTTGCGTGGTTTTCCATAGGTTCACTGGTAACACCTAGCAGCTGACATTGAAACGCTGCGCCGAGTTCTGCAACTAGCTCCTCTTTGGCGTAGTCCTCTGAACCGAACCTTGCATGAGTTAAGCGATCTAAGCGTGATTTATGCCCGGTCCAATGCGTTAGCTCATGCAGCAACGTGGCGTAATATGCATTAGTACTAGTAAACGTTTCGATCCGTGGCATTTGGATGCGATCCTCTCCCGGCATAAAAAAGGCACTATCGCCGCCATGTCCTATAGCTGCACCAGTCGCTGCAACATAGCGATCAACATTCAGATCACGCTCAACTGGATCAAGCTTAACAGTGGCCGGTATGTCATAGCCCTCGACCTGATCGGCATTAAAAAGCTTAAATTCTCTCAGCATTGGGATGCGTTTCTTTTCGTCAGTCTCTTTATCTTTGATTTCTAACGTTTTGTAAAAAATGCCGCCGGTCGCTTTTTCGCCTTTCTTTACTTGAGCGCCTTTATCAGCCCATTGCTTATAAGTTCCCCATACATTTGACTTATATCCTCTGACTACAGCACCAGCCGATAAAACCAGCGTATTAATGCCTGTATAGTTTTTGCCGCTAGCTATATTATGCGGAGCATCAACAGCGCTCCATTCTTTTGACCAGTCAGCTCCGGCCGTTTCCATCATGTTAATAATAGTGTCAGTAATTTGTTGTTGAATATCGTTTTTCATTTGTAGATCCTCTTTGTTTATTTAGTTAATTTACGAGCGGTAAAGTATTCACCGTTCAATTCGATTGATATTTCGCTTAAATCGTAATTGTTTTTTAAGCCGTTATATTGATTATGAGACAACGCTAGACACATACCATCGTCTAATAAATCCATCAAAAAATTCAAATGCTGTTTATCCATTTTATTTCCCCTTAAATATGGCTAGACGCATCATCATATGCTTTCAAAATATCATCATCCGTTATCTGATCGTCATCGAATGTGCATACTTTAACTTTGCATTTCATGCCGCGACTATCATCGCGAATAACTACTATATGATCATTTATTGTTAATATCGGATCATCATCTGAGACAGAATTGATGATCTCCCATTCGACCAATTGATCAAAGTCATAAACACGACCCGTTGTAAATTTACCCCTTGTTACTATTTCCATTTTTGTTCCCCTCGGTTAATTGCATACGTCAGCAAGGGCTGACAAGGTTCAAATTATACACAAACAACAAAAACAAAAGACAACAAAAAAGACAAAAAACTTCAAAAAATGTTACAATATAACAAGCAAGCTTAGATATACCAACGGATACAGCGTTCTGGTTGTTTTACATTGTTTTAAGTATTCTTAACGTTATTACCAGAAAAGTGCGCAATTGTTTCATTAAGTAAAGGCCGGGGTTTTTCCGGTGAAAGTATCAACCTGCACTAGTAGATATAGACTACTAAATGCTATCTAGATCAATATAGGTCCTTTCAAAGTGTAGGTTCTGGCTATCAGGTAAACCTTGACGGCTTAAAAGGGGACTGATGAGAACATGGTTTAACACACAAACAAAACGTCTCTCAGCTCCCCAAAACAGCAACCAATACCCCCCATCAATTCAAGCTGAAGTCAATGATACCAACGGTTTTAGCCATTTTTCAGGAGAGATTTACTTCCTTTTATTTATGTGCGCGCGAGGGGGTAGCTTCGGGGATGCGCGCGTATATATACATACTCCCCTCAACGCACAAAATTTCCCACTTAAAAGACTAACCCTACCTTACCTACCATTAACAGGAGAGAACGTCTTAAAACAGCCTTAGAAGCCCTTTAATGAGATATTAACTATCCCTCCCTGCATGTTTTTGCTCTGTCAAAATATATTTTTTTAGTTTGAGAAACAGTATTGACTTTGATATTCACCTGAATTATGATGACCTTCATCGACAGAACAATTAAATGTCGGTGTTAAATCTACAAAAAGGGGAATATATGTTTGAATCGGTAAAAAAATTGGTAGCTATTACCAGTAAAAAGGCACTGAATGAGGCTACTGGCGTTCCTATCCATTCACTAATAAAGATAGAGGGTGGTGATAGTAGGGTTCAGTATGTACATGTGAAGGCATTGCATGATTTCTTTTTCGGTGAAAAGTCGTGAAACTGAAGTATGTGATTTCTACAGAAGAATCCAAGCGTAATTGTATTCATACTATCGAGCAGTTGGATGTTGATGGGAAGCGTGTAGTTAGTATAGTTGATCAGAAGGAAGCTAGAAGTGCAGCTCAGTCGAGATTGAGATGGTTATGGGCTGGGCAGTCGGCTAAGGATTTAGCTGGTGTAGGTAAGGGCCGGAATAAAGAGCAATGGAATTTATATTGGAAGCATCGTTTTATGAAGCCGTTGCTAATAGCACAGGATGAAGACTATGCTATGTTCTTTGAAGACTATGATGACCATTGCGACTTAATTAAAGATCATCCTGCTGTACTCCAGCAATATCAAACTCACTTCTGGGAGCTTATAGCTCAAACTGAAAAGATGAATATAAAGACGTTTGGTGAATTTTTAGACACAATAGATAGGTTCATGCTGCATGAATATGGTTTAAGATTAGATACGCCAGCAGACCTTAAATATATAATTAACGGGGAATAGATATGAAAGGAATAAACGATATCACGCAAGAAGAATGGGATGAGATCGCAAGGCTGGCATTGGACGAGAGGGATGAGATCCTATCTGATGACATGGTAAACAGTCCTGCTCACTATAACGATGGTGAGATTGAAACCATTGACTACATTGTCGATGTGCTAGGCGAATGGAATAGTATTCACTACTGCCACGGGAACATCATCAAGTACTTAAGCACCCGCTTATGGGCAAAAGGCAATCCGTTGCAGGATGCTAAGAAAGCCCGCTGGTATCTGAACAAGATGATTGAATTAATGGAACAAACAGAAGGGGAAAACTGGTGAGATTAAATACATTAGAAATGCTTATCGAGCGATGGGGCCATGAAAAAGGCATCCTTCCATATGCTGTACCTACAGCTCAACTTGAAAAGACTGAAGAGGAAGTAGCTGAGTTACGTCAAGCTATCGAAGACCGAGATGTCGAGGAAATAGCAGATGCTATCGGAGACATATTTGTAACGTTAGTGATGCAGACACGAGCATGGGGCTTGGACATGGAGACATGTGTTGAGCAAGCGTACCAAACAATCAGTAAGCGAACAGGCGTAATGGTTGATGGTAAGTTTGTTAAGGATGACGATAATGGGTGTTGAGGTTCTGCTTGAACGTTTAGACAAGGTTAGAGCTAGTGGCAGTGATACGTGGCGGGCGCAATGCCCGTGCGGTCACGCATCGCCGGGGCAGATGTCAATAAAGCTTTTATCATCGGGAAGTATCTTAATTCATTGTCATGCAGGCCATTCTCCTGCGGAGATTGTTGAAGCTATAGGGTTGAACATGAGCGACTTGTTCGAGAAGCCTCTAGACCAGCAAGTAAGGCCTTTGTACATGGCACAGGCTGAAAAGATCCAGCAGGGTAAGTTTAACGATAAAATAAAAAGCCATGATCTAAGGCTAGACATGGTGGCGGACGCAAGAAGCCGAGGCATAAAGCTATCAGCAAAAGACCTTAAAACTGAGAGAGATGCTTGGATTGAGAAACGAAAACTAAAACAATCATTGCAATAACCTAAAATTATAGGTTAAAATAAACAAAACTAACAAACGGAGAGGCAAATGTTACTAAGCAATAAAAAAGTTATGTCATTTATGAGGGCTGCAAATCACGCAGTTATACTCAGAGAAACAGGCCTAACATACCCTACACTCAAGCGAATAATGAATGGCGGCTATGACGCGTCAAGATTATCTACGCGAGAAAAGCTATCCAGCTTTATAGCTAAAGTACAATCTGGTAAGTACCAATGATTATACGAAGCCAAAAGCCAGAGCATAGCTTCACTATCGTCAGCAATCAAGTTATAGATGATGAGAATTTAGATTGGAAAGATCTTGGTTTGTTGATCTATCTACTGTCAAAACCTGATAACTGGCAAGTATCTTTGGCTCACCTAGCAAAGCAAAAGCGTACAGGTCAGGATGGTGTAGCGACAGCTATAAAAAACCTAAAACAAGCAGGCTATATCAAAATGAAAAGGCACAGTACAGGTCACGTTGATTGGTACGTTTATGATAGGCCTCAAATTGATACCCCTAAACTGGATAATCCTCAAAGGGAAAATAAGGCACTAATAAGTACTGATAATAAACAAGTACTGAATAATAACAATAGCAAGCGTTTTGTTAAGCCTTCTGTTGATGATGTTTCCGAGTATTGCCTATCGCGTCAAAACACAATAGATGCGGAAGTCTTTGTTGATTATTACGAGAGTGTTGGCTGGAGTGTCGGCAAGTCGAAGATGAAGGACTGGAAGGCTGCTGTAAGGACTTGGGAAAGAAGAAGGAAGTCCGAGTCTGCATCTGCTGTTGATTTTGACCAGTACGAAGGTGTCTCATGAAGACCTTAAATAGCATTGACCTTCTGAAAGATCCTGAATACATAGCGTTTACCGGAGTGCAAGAAAGCCAAAACATACTATCTGCAACTGAGCTTGCCGATGTAGCAGTTGAGTCGTTTAGTCAAGAGGATGCTAATACAGGCTTGAAACTGCCATTCCCTAAAACGCACGATGACTTTGCTTTAAGACCGGGAGAGGTAACACTATGGACTGGCATCAATGGTCACGGCAAGTCTCAAATACTAAACCAAATATGTGCGCTGACAATGCCTATAAGCAAATGGCTGATAGCTTCGCTAGAGATGCCTTTAAGGTCAACAGTGAACAGGATGGTAAAGCAGATGGGCGGATTGGCAAATCCATCAGAAGACTACATCCGCAAGTTAATCAAGAAAACGGATGGACAGGTCTGGCTTTACGATCAGATTGATACAGTTGAGTCTAGCAGGATTCTGGGGCTAGTCGATTACGCAGCAAACAAGCTAGGTGTTAATCATATTATTATTGATTCACTTGTTAAATGTGGACTAGGGCTTGATGACTACAATGCACAAAAGAATTTTGTTGATAGGCTTGCGTGGTCGGCAAGAAGAAATAACGTGCATATACATCTAGTTCACCATATCAGAAAGTCAGAAAGAGAAGGCAAGATGCCAGACAAGTTTGACGTTAAGGGCGCTGGCGAGATTGTTGACCTTGTGGATAACTTAGTTATATTTCACAGGAACAAAGATAAAGAGGATCAGTGCAGGATTCTCACGGCCAAACATGACAAGACGGATAGTGATGTTAAGCAGCTAAAGAAGCTAGAGGGTATTCCTGACAATGTTATCTACATTGCAAAGCAGCGTCACGGAACAGGAAAAGAAGGAAAGTATGGCGTTTATCACGAGCCAAACTCGTTGCAGTACCTTTCATCACCAAAAGCTAGGCCATTTAACTTATGAGTAAGATCACTAAAAGCGCAAAAGGTGAAGACTGCACGGTCAGGCTCCCAGCGATATGCAACGGCAATCCAGAGACAACAGTGTTCGCGCACATTAACGGTGGTGGAATGGGCAGAAAATACAGCGACCTGCACGGTGCTTACGCTTGCTCAGACTGTCATGCTTGGCTTGATGGTGGTTACGCAAATGATCCAAACGCAGACAGAGATAAAAGAGATTATGAGCATCTGTATGCAATGTTTAGGACGCAAATTAAACTGCTAGATAAAGGGTTGGTAAAGATATGAAGACAACAAGTCCATGTTGCAAGGCCCCATTCTCGCTGTTTGTTAGTTTGAACAAAAAGAAGTGCAGTGAGTGCGGGAAGTGGTATGAGTGGAAGCTAAACGAAAAGCAAAAACCAATTTTTGATGGGAAGCACGAATGATAAGCAAAGAAAGAGTCCAGCAGTTGTTCAATTACAATAGACTGAATGGCGAAATAAGATGGAAAGTAAACTTCAATCCTAGAGCAAAGAAAGGTAGTGTAGCAGGCTATATTGATCAAAAAGGCTATCGACAGATAACTATTTTAGGCAAAAAGTACACGGCACAAAAAATTGCATGGACATTTATAAATGGACGGTATAAAGGC